GCCCTAATGTGACGACAGAAGAACTGCGTCATATGGAAGGGCAGCGATACATTGTTGGATTGATCGAAAACAGAATGAATCATGCGCATAAGGTGAAGAATGATGGAACAAGAAGTTGAGACAGTTGAGACAGTTGAAACAGAAGTTGTTGACAACCCTGACAACTCTGACAACCGTCCTGAATGGTTGCCTGAAAAATTCAATACGCCAGAAGATTTAAGCAAAGCTTATAACGCTTTATCTTCTAAGCTTGGCGAAAAAGAAGAAGATGTACGCAATCGCCTAATGGAAGAATTGCAACAACAAGCATCTGAGGGTGTGCCAGAAGAAGCAGGTGGCTATGAGTTACCTGAATTTGTTGACCCAGAAGAAGCTGTTGGGAATGAAATGCTTCAAGAATGGGCAGAGCATTGCCATAAGAATGGATATACACATGAAGAATTCCAAAAAGGAATTGAGATGTATATGAATGGCATGGGGCCAGAGCCAGACTTAGAAGCAGAATCACAACGTCTTGGCGATAATGCAGAAGCTAGAATTGAAGCTGCATCATTGTTTGCTAACAAGTTTTTCCCAGAAGAAGCGTTGCCAGCCATTGAGCGCATGTGTGAAAGTGCTGATGGTATTATTGCCTTGGAGGCCATCATGTCACAAATGCAAGACCCAAGTGTTTCAGATCAAACAAGCATTGCTTCTAATTTTGATGAAGTAGAGCTAAGAGAGATGATGAAAGACCCTCGGTATAGCAGTCATAATCAAAGAGATTCAAACTATGTTAAGATGATCGATGAAGGGTGGCAGAAGCTATATGCGGGAAGAAGTTAAAATACTTACAAGGGGCGCATACTATATGACGCCCTTTAATGAGGAGCATGTACATGAGTTTATTCATGTCATACATCCAGAAAATATTCGTGAGTTATTTAAGCTTGGGCATACAAACATAGTAGAAGCTTTGAATGAAGTTGCCGAAACTTGTGAAGCCTACCTTGTAAGAGATGGTGATGGCGAGATTGTATTTGTTGGGGGGCTTGTCTTTGGTGATGAAGCTCCTCAAATGTTTGCTTTGTTTACCACCAAGATCGGTCATAACTTTAAGCTACTTGCGCGTGGCTCTAAGATGCTTGTGAACTTCTTTGATAAGACACATGCAGTTTTAACTATGACAATATGCGGTGATTACGAGGCAATGCTCAACTGGGCAGCATGGCTAGGATTTGAACCTGTTGGTATGTCTGAGCATAAAAAAACACAATATGTTGAATTTGTGCGTTGCAATCCTGAAATAAATTATGTTTCACATGAAACATCAAGGCCCGTAATGCACTGAGAAGCCCGTAAGGATACCTTCGTTGATGTGGCTAAGCGGATAACCACGATGCTAAAAACAACAACTTAGGAACTGTAAAATGGCTAACACAATTGATGTTGCATTTATCAAGCAGTTTGAAACCGATGTGCATCTTGCTTATCAGCGCATGGGTTCTAAATTGCGAAACACAATTCGTTCTACGAATGTGACAGGCAACGTTGTACGCTTCCAGAAAATTGGAACAGGTACAGCTTCAACTAAATCACGCAACGGCAACGTAACTCCAATGGAACTAACACATACAAATGTGGAAGCGACAATGGAAGATTTCTATGCAGCGGAATACATTGATAAGTTTGATGAAATCAAAACTAACATCAATGAACGCCAAGCAATTGCGGAATCTGCGGCTGCTGCGTTGGGTCGTAAAACTGACGAGCTTATCACTGCTGCAATGGATGCAGGTGCTAACTCTACACAGTTGCACGATGCATCATCTGCTGTCGAAAAAGCAGATTTGCTATCAGCGTTTGAAACGTTTGGTTCAGCGGATATCCCAGAAGATGGACAGCGTTACATTGCTATGTCACCTGCTGGTTTTGCTGACTTGTTCAACATTAACGAGTTTGCTTCAAGCGACTTTGTTGGGCCACAGAATCTACCGTTTGCTGGCGGCATGACAATGAAAGAATTCTTGGGCTTCAAGATTTTCTCAACGTCTGCTGTAGCTGGTGGTAAGAACTTTGCGTACCACATGCGCGCAGTTGGTATCGGCGTGAATGCTGATGTTTCAACAGAGGTAAACTACATTCCAGAAAAAGTATCACACCTTGCGACATCAATGATGTCTATGGGTTCTGTTGTCATTGACGACAACGGTGTATACGAACTTCTGGACAACAACTAAGGAGTGTAGAGCATGGCTTATAGCGCAGCAAATCTAACTCGCTTGAGTGGTGGTTCTGGTGTCAATCTTTGGCATTACACAACCGCTGACACTATTGCGACAGTAAACACTGCTGGTTACTTTAATGATGCAATCGGAATGATTCGTTCATTGGATGTTATCATTGCAGTAACTTCTACTGGTGGCACACCTGTTGTTTCATTGGTTTACGCAAAAGATGTATCATCATCTGCAATCGACGTAACTGATGGTCTAACAGTAACGGCTACAGATACAGACTAATGATTGGGGGCTTCGGCCCCCTTTCCCACATTGAGGATTAAAGATGGCAGTTACCAGTACCGCAGCAAGATCACCGATAGATGTTTGTAGTAGAGCTTTAATCCTAATTGGTGCTGATCCAATTACGTCATTTGACGATGGTAATAATGAAGCATTGATTGCTTCAAACATGTATGAAGATATTGCTAGATCATCTTTGGTTAATACGCGGTGGCGTTTTGCAACAAACCAAGCAATATTAAACAGATTATCTGATGCGCCTACTGGTCGATACGATGCTGCGCATCAGCTTCCTAGTGGTTGGTTAATGACACATGCAGTAACCGTAAATGACTATGCTATAGAATATCAAACATATGGCGACAAAGTTTATTCTAATGCATCATCAACAGATCAACTTGTATTGGACTATACTTATAGAGCCAGTGAAGAAGATTGGCCTTCATATTTTACTGTTGCTGTTGAATATGAGCTGGCGGTTGTTTTTGCTATTGGCTTAGCTAGGGATCAAGGTCTAGCTCAGCTGATGTCACAACAAGCGATACAGGCTATGACTAAGGCTAGAAACCTTGATGGACAGCAACAGACAACACGCAAACTTACAACAAACAAGTTTATTGCAAATAGGCGCACATAATGCAGAAGGTTCGAGTCCCATTAACTAACTTCCAGTTTGGTGAAGTAAGTCCTTCTTTGTATTCTCGGACTGACACAGCAATTTATAACCAATCTGCGCAACGTGTTCAAAACTTTTTTCTTAGATCAGAGGGCGGTATAGTTAAACGCTCTGGTTTAGAAAATTTGTATGAATATGATATTACTGTAGATACAGATAAAATTCAGCAAAGTAGACTTTTGCCTTTTGTTTTTTCTGATGATGAACAGTATATTATTTCACTTGAGCATCAAAAGATTAGGGTATTTCAAATAAGTCCTACTACTGGCGATGTATCTTTAATTCAAACAATTACACAAGATATTAACTCAGCTACGCTAAAGTTTGATCATAATTACTTGCATGAATATACATATGCTCAAGCTGGCGATGTTATGTTTATTGCTCACCAGACATTTTCTACACAGCAAATTGTAAGAACAAGTCTTACAAATTTCCAAGTTGAATCGTTTTTGTTTGATCAAAACAGTGCTGCAACGCAAGTTTATCAGCCATATTTTTCTTTCCAAACGGCTGGCATGACACTTGATCCTTCTGCATCTAGCGGTAATGGCGTTACGCTAACTACAAGTTCTGCGTATTGGGATGCTGAACATGTGGGATCAACTATACGTTATAACAAAAACGAAATAGAAATAACTAGTGTTACAAGCAGTACTGTTGCTGTTGGTGATATTCTTGATGAACTAAAAATAACTTTATTACCTGATTCATTTAGAACAAATCATGGGTCTGCTGTTATTGAGGTAACTCTTGTAAATCATGGTATGTCACAAGGTGATGCTTTTACTATTTCAAATACGGACACTATTGCTGGTATTTCTATTAACCAGATAAATGGCGCAAGAACTGTAACCGAAGTTATTGATAACGATAAGTTTACGTTTACTGCGGGGGCAACAGCAAACACATCTGTAACAGGTGGCGGCACACCAAGTCTAACAACACATGCACCAACTACAACATGGGATGAGCAGTCCTATTCTAGTTTGCGTGGGTATCCTGCGGCAGTAACATTCCATCAAAATAGATTGGTTTTTGCAGGTTCTTTAGCGCAGCCAGATACAATTTGGTTTAGTAAAACAGGTAGTTTTTATAACTTTGATTTGGGTGAAGCAAAAGATGATCAATCAATTCAGATCACAGCATCTGTTGGTGAGATACAGCAAATACGCCACATTGTATCAAACCGTGATTTACAAGTGTTCTCTGCATCTGCCGAGTTCTATGTTCCAGCGTTTCAAAATCAGCCAATAACCCCAACAAATGCACAGTTAAGAAGACAAACGCCATTTGGCTCTGGGTTTGAGAGGCCGCAGTCAATTGATGGTGCCACATTGTTTGTGCAAAAAGGTGGTCAGATTGTAAGGGAATATATCTTTAGTGACTCAGAGGCAGCATATGTTGCTAACCCTATTTCTACAATTTCATCGCATTTAATTAAAACACCTATTGAAATGAACACACTTTACGGTGCGCTATCTCGTTCTGAAAGCTATGTGTTTATTCTAAACAATGATGGTACGCTTGCTGTGTTTAAT